ATAAAACACAAACAATATGAAAATTACATTAAACATTGGAGAAGATGCCGAATTAAGGGCATTTATTAAAGAAGCAATTAAAGGACAAATTATGTCAATTGCACGAGAAGAGTTTGTAAATATTTTTAAAGAAGAGCTTACAAGAAAAATAAAAGGAACAGATAGCCCTCATTTTCAAAAAATGATGTCTGAATGCGGAATTAAAGCCATAAAAGAAATTTTAAATAAAGATTTTAACGTTGGTGGATGGAATACTGATTTTATTAAACCCATTGTCGAAAATGTAGTTAACCAAGCAATACAAGGGAAAGATTGGAATAATATTGTTAATCAACTTGCAACGGAAAAAATTCGTAATTTAATTAGATAGTAATATAACCGCTGCTAGTAGATGGACGGATATTAAAACAAATATTAATTATAAAAACTAAATAAAATGAAACAATTAGCACAAGAAATAGTAGATATTTTTGAAGAAAACTCACCAATACCTACCTCTACCCTACAATGGTTAGAAAAAGCGGAGGAAATATCGCTGTATTTGGCAGCATTGAAGTATCTAGAGAAACACGGGTAGTCCTGCCCCCTAACGGTTCGCAGCCTTGTACTGCCGTCTATGTGGAATAGACTATTTATAAAATCAGATGCTGCTAGGGGTGATTGTTATATCGGAGTGTATTATAATAAACAGATAAAAAGATATGTAGTTAAAATGAATCAACTTTACATAGGTTGTTATACAAATAATTTAGAGGCATTTCAAGCTTATAAGCTAGCAAAAGAACAATACACAAAAGAATTAAAGATAGAGATTAAAGAAATTATAGAGCAAGGAGTAGACTTTGATATTCCTGAACAGGATGAGATTTTAGAACAAATATTTGGAAGATAATTAGGTAATGTAAAAACTTATTTGTATATTTGCATATGATTAAAAAGTATAAAAAATTAGATTATAATACAGAGGATTTAGAAAGTTTATCAAACTCTAAACTTAAAAAGCTCGGAGATTATTGGTTGAGGCAGTATTTATTAAATAGTAAAGATATTAATCCTCAGTATTGCCCAATTAAAAAAAGGCATTATGATATTTCAAAAATGCAAGTGTCTCATTACGAGGACAGAGCAAACCTTTGGACAAGATATAGTCTGATTAACTGCCATCTAATTTCATCACAAAGTAATATGTGGGATGCACAAGTACAAGTAGAGGGTTATAAATCATTACATCATAAAGAGTATGGGGAGTGGTTGGTTAAAGAGTATGGTGTAGATATTTTAAATATTTTGTGCAAAAAAGCTGAAAATAAAGAAATTTTTAGAAAAGAAGATTATATTAAAGTAATAAAACAATTTAGAGATGCTTGATACAAAACACTATACAGAATTATCTAGGCTAATTGATAAATTTAATACAGAAAGAAACAGCTTAGATTTAAAAGGGTTACAAACTTTGAGAGAAGATATTGCATTAACGTTTTTTTATATTGCCGATTTTTCAGCACGATGCATTGCAAATTTTGACGCAAAAGATTATGACAGAAAAAGATTTTATTCTGTAAAAGAAACAGAATATAGAAGTCAAATTGATGTAACAACAGGTAAAAAATACACCGTTGCGGATGTCGAAAGAATGGCACGAATGGAAGCAAAAGATTACGATGATGCAACAGTGGATGCACTTCGCCAAAAAGAAAAAATGAGAATAATAAATACAGCAACACAACAGATTTTAAATTCATTATCAAGTAGAATTCAACAATTTAGTAAATAAAAAATGGCAAAGAAAAAAGAAGTAATTGGATACAGTATTGACAAAGCTATAGACAGTTTATACAAAAATGGAGGTATTGTCAACTTAGAAGAAAATCCAAGATTTACACAGAAAGTAAATACAAATAGACCGTCTTTACAGTTTGTAACCGATGGTGGTTTTCCTATTGGAAGGTTAATACTTATATCAGGTATGGAGAGTGCAGGTAAATCAAGTTTAGCCATTCAAGTTGGGCAAATTATTGCCGAAGAGATGAATAAAGATTTACTTTATGTAGATACAGAGCACACAACAACAACTGATTATGTAAGGCAGTTAGTTGGAGGCTCAGCAAAAAGATTTAATCATTGTATGCCAGAAACAACTGAATTAATGTGCGACATTATTAGACGTGAAATTCCTAAGTATGGAGTAATAATAATCGACAGTATTAATAATTCTGCCTCAAATGAGAGAATGCAAAAAGAAGCAGGAGAATTTACGATGTCAAACCGTGCGAGGGTTTTATCAGAACAATTACCGATTTTGATAAGTTTGGCAGACCAACACAACACAACCTTAATAGTTTTGTCTCAGGTTAGAGATAATATGAATAAAGCTAACAAATATAGCCCAGACACAGTTGTTCCAGGAGGTAGGAGTTTGCATCATAATTCAAGTTTAAGTATTGAAATGTATCCATCTATGAAAAAGAAAGAGGGTAAAAGTGATGAAATGGAATTGTATGAAACTATTTCAGGTCGTATGGTTAAGATTAAAGTTGTAAAAAATAAAGTTGGAAAACCTTTTAGAAGTGTAGAATTAGAATTTACTTACGGTTTAGGTTACACTATTGAATCTGATGTCGCATCATCTGCCAAAAGATTAGGCATTTTAGAAATGGCGGGAAGTTGGGTTAAATATAAAGGTACAACTTTAGTTCAAGGTATTGATAATTTAGTTCCTATGTTATTTGATAATCCTGAATTGTTGGAAGATTTGAGATCAGAAATTTCGCAAAAAACTAAAAAAGAAACAGAAGAAACAACAGTTGTTAAAGATGTAATAGAGGTGTAAAATCCTCTGTTTTTTAATCTTTTTTCGGCGCAAAAAATAATTAAAAATAAATGTAACAAAGATTTTTATACAAACTATTAATAAATAAATTAAAATGAAAGTACAACAGTTAAAAGAATTACTTACCAATATACCTGATGATTTAGAGGTATATGCATTTAATAAAAGAATAGAAAGTTACGGAATTTGGAATGTAGAGGGTAGCGATGGTATTACTACTGAATTTAGGCTTACAAGCTTTAAAAAAAGAAATAGCTTTTTAGAAAAAATAAAGTTTTGGTAATAAACTTTAGAACTTATAACGGCTTAGCAGGAGATCCTCAGTTATTATTAATTGCAGAAACTGATTGTTGTATTAAAGAAAGCTGTTTAGTTGGAAGAAGCCTTTTTAGTTTTTAGGCACTCGTGACCTCGTATTTTGCGAGAAAAAGTTAATAATAAGAATTAAAAATAAACAGATAGAAGTATGAAAATTATTAAAATTAGTGAAATCTTGTTAGATGGGGGAACAATACAAGAAATAATAACAGATAGAGGCTTATTTAAAAGAGATAATAAAGGCAAGTTTTATGAGTGGAATTATGATAAAGGGTGTTTTTACCCCACCTCTTATAGCATTTGCTTAGGAGCAGCACTTACTAAATATTTAATAAATAAAAATAGTAAATTAAAAATAAATTATATGGGAAATAATTACGGTTGGGGAGAAAAGAAAAGTTTTGAACAGTTTTATAAAGAACAGTTAATAAGACTATATAAAAAAGTAAGTCCTTTTAAATGCATTTCTTTTTTAAACGATAAATCTACAATTCAAGAAATTTCCGCTGAAATGGATAAACTAATTAGTGAAATGGGTAAATAAATGCCAATAAAGAAACAAACAGTTAATTGGACTTATAACAATACTGTTATAGACCATATAGATAAAACACCAAAAACATCTTTTGCCTTTGTATATAAAATTACTTTAGAAGACGGGAGGTTTTATTTTGGTAAAAAATATATGTGGAAACCTAACTTTACAAGTGGTGCAAAAAAAGGAACAAGTAAAGGTCAATACAATTGGATTACATATTGTTCTAGCTCTATTGAATTAAAAGCATTAATTAAAGAGGGTTTAAAATTTAAAAAAGAAATTCTGTTTTTTACTTTTTCTAGGGCAGAAACAACTTACAGAGAAACAAAAGAAATATTAAATTCAGGATTAACAAATCCAATGTGTCTAAATTATTGGGTTAAAGCAACTATTTACTCTAAACATTTAAAAGAAAATTCTTAAAATTACGCAAAAATAATAAAAACAGTTAACTACCTTTACCAAATAACAAAAACAAACTAAATGACAGTTCAAAACAAGCCAAAAAGAGAACCGAGAAAAGCCAAAGTAGTAGATAAAACATTAGTGTTAAGTAAAGTTGAACACGAATTCAGCAGTAAGAATTCTGATAATTTTAGATTAGAGCTTAAAGATATTCAGAAGCCAATCGTTAATCAACATAGAGAAAATGACATCGTAGTCATTTTAGCTCCTCCAGGAAGCGGTAAAGATTTTATGCAAGTTTATAGAGCTATGTCAGGACTCATAAATAAAGAGTTTACAGAAGTTATTTTTATGCGCACAATTGTAGAGGCAACAAATTCTAAATTAGGCTATCTACCTGGTTCTGAGGACGATAAGGTAAAACCTTACATTGAAATATTCTACGAGCAGATGAAAGATATGCTAAAACCTCACGTTTTTGATAGATTAAAATCTAAAGTTAGGTTTGAGTATCCAGGATTTATTAGAGGAAAGACAATAGGAGGAAATAGAAAAGGAAATGTATGTGTTATATTATCGGAAGGGCAGAATGCCACTTTAAAAGAACTTGTAACAATAAGTACTCGATTATCTGAAGGTTCAAAGCTATATGTTTCAGCAGACCCACTTCAAAGTGATATTGGTAAAAATTCGGGTATATTAGACTTCGTAAAAATTATTGATAACATTAATGGGGCTATTACAATAGAGCTCGGACAAGAGTTTCAGATGCGTGGTAGATTAGTTCAAGAGATTGATAATAATTATAGAAAATTTTTAAATAATAATTTGCACAATTAAATAAAAAGTATTATATTTGCAGAAGAAACAAGCCAATTCACAGTTAACGGCTGATAAGGTGTCTAAAGTGAAGATGAGCAGTGTACTGTAGAGCTGTGAGTAATTCCTTATCTGTTTCTTATTCTTTTTTGCGGAAAAACAACAATTAAATATAAATAAAATGATTACAAAAAAACAAATTTTAAAATTAATATTACAAATTATAGTGACTATATTTACTATAAATATTAGCCAAAAATTGGCAGGTTACTACAACCTAGACTTGTTTACAGTTGGATTTTTTACTTGCGTATTTTTAGATATAATTTGGGATATATCCAACTATGCGTCAAGTGACGCAGATAAATGCTGTAAATAAAAATATCTGTGGCTTGATTCTCTTGTAGCAAAGCTAATGACCTTGGAATTTAGAGAGTTCGCGAAGGGAGCGTCCTGAAACGCATATTAGGTGAGAGTACGGTAAGAAGACTAAGTTCAACCTCTCAATTTTTAATTTAAAAAACAAAATATGATTGTAAAAGGAGATTTTAAGTATTTTATAGACGGTAAAGAAGTTTTATATAAAGACTTACAAACAAAGATTAAATTAGATATGACAGTTGAAGTTGACGGGCTTAATGTTTACTTCTTTTCGCCGAAAGAAGATCCTGTAGTAGATTGTTCTTGGACAAAATGCGGTCAAAAAGGATGTATTAGATGTTATCCGCAAAAAGAAAATAAAACAGAAGATATGAACAGACTTATAGAAGAAGAATTAGAAAGGCAAGAACAAAAAGTATTTAAAGATTGGAATAGTAATAGTACAGGTATTCTAAAAAATATAGATGTAGTTATGGCAGATGCTCTTTCTAAACATTACAACATTGAAAATAGCAATAACCCTTTTACTTATAACTTCGATTATATTAAGCTTCCAAAAGAAGGTGGCGTAAAAACAAATAAAAATAAACCTCAACTGTCTATTCTATTTACACAATTTCCTGAAGCCTTGGAAGCAATTGCAAAATGCTCGGAATACGGTCACTTAAAATATAAATCGACAGACACAGACTATTTAAATTATCAAAGAGTCGAAGGAGGAAGTAAGACCTATGCAGACGCAGGATTACGCCACAGATTATATAAAAAAGGAACAACAGATATAGAGAGTCAATTACCACACGCTTATCACGTCGCTTGGAATGCTCTAGCTGAACTTCAACTTTTAATAAAAGAAAATTAGGATATATCAAATAAAAGTTATATCTTTGCATAACAACGGTTTCACGAAATGCAGGAGTTTAGTGGAATTTTCGTTTCGGCGGAAACAAAGTAAAACAAATATAAATTAGCTTTTCGTAATTCCTGCACTACGTGAAGCCAAACGTTGTACCTCATTGTAACAAAACTGTAGAAAGCGAGAAACCAAAGAGAATATAGCGTTACTAAAAACAGTAACAGAAATGAATTTAAAAGAAAAATTCCAAGCAGTATTTACTTGGAACTTAAAAAAGCCGACATTTGAAGTTGGTAAAAATACAACACCAAAAGAAAAATTAAACTACAATATGCCTAACTAT